GTAGCAATATAATCATCAAAAGTGAAATATTTATTAAATTTACCCTTTTCAATATCTAATAATTCACAAATACTATCTGTTTTGGGAATTCTTAATGTATATGAAATTTTCTTATTTTCTATTCTATCACCATACATAGAAATATGATTTTCACCGCGTCTATCTCTAATGTATCCACTTGTAGGAATACCCATCCTTAATAAGAGATATCTTAATGATTCTAATAAATTATGAGAAGTAGTATCAAATAATAATTCATTACCCTTACATCCATCTGTATCAATTAATCCTTTAACGATATATTTAATCTTTTCTAATGGTAAATTTAACCATTTAGATGTAATATGTTTTTCTTTATTTTTATCATAAATATCACAATGTCTAAAGACTAATTGATTATTTCTCTTCCAATAAAGTCTTGTAGTATTTTCTTCATCTACGCATCGATTCTCAATACATTTATCATCTAGATATTTTTTCACGAAATCAATAATATTTTTCTTATTTTCCTTATGTAAACTTAAATAACAATTTGTTGATGAAGGCATCATGCATCCATCACCTAAAATTAAACCATATATATAACAATCATCATTTGAGATATTACTATCATCAACTTCATAATCTGGAATTTTAAATAAACATAAATCATCTTTTGTTAAATCTTTTACTGAACACCATTCGGGTGCAATTAATCCCTTCTCTAATCGGTTTCTAATAATATCATAATTTAATCCCCGCTTTTGACCTTTTAATACATAAACAGGATGTTCATCTGTAATACGCAATGGTTCTAAAGAATGCATTGTTTCTATTTCATAAATTTCACCTTCATACGAATGTTCTATTACATTTTCTATGATTTCTTTTCCATTTGTAGTGAATACTTCTGTAGAACCATATTCACATTCTTGAATTTGTTTAGGACCTTCTGTTGTATAAATAATTGTTTCAGGTGTTACACACTGATCAACATACCGAGCTGTATCATTAAATACTCTTAACATAGGAACTAAACCATTTGATACACCATTTGTTCCAGCGATATGAGAATCTTTTGCCCTAATATCATGAATACTTAATCCAATACCACCAGCGTGTTTTGAGATGAGAGCACAATCTTTAAGAGTATCATAAATACCTGATATTGAATCCTCTTTCATTGTTAAGAGGAAACAACTAGCGAATTGTTCTCTATTTGAACCGGCATTATAAAGAGTCGGTGTAGCATGAGTAAAATAATGTTCACTCATTAATTTGTAATTTTCTAATGCTTCATCTAAATTATTTCTATGAATCGCTAGAGAAACTCTCATTAGCATATCTTGTGGTCTTTCTACTATTATACCATCTGTTTTATATAAATAACTCTTTTCTAATGTCTTAAAACCAAAGAAATCAAAATCATAATCTTTCATATAATCAATAGATTTATTTATCTTCTCCTTATTTTGTTGTACTAAATCATATAAATATTTCGCGACTAATGGTTTATGAATACCATCCTTCTGATAATTATAAAGTAATTCTATCTTTTCTGAAAAAGTATTCTTAGTATTTTTATGATGATTTGAAATTACAATCCTACCAGCAAGAGTTTTAAATTCGGGATTTTTACTATACATCGCAATAGCTATTTGACTAGATAATTCATCTAATTCACTTGTTTTAACTCCATCATGAATTTCTTGAATAACTTTTTGAGCTATAATTGTTTCATCGATATTTAATGATTTCTCAAATTCAGAACCTTGTGATAATGACTTAATACGAGTAAGAATTTTATCAAAGGATACTTCTTCATAGGAACCATTTCTTTTTTGTACACGCATTTTGTTTGTCTCTACTTGATACATTTAATATGATATCAAATTTTTAAATAGAGTAGTATTTAAAAATTGAGAAAAATAAAATAAATTCGAAATACTTAAAATAATAATTCTTAATAAAATATAAATATGCGTATCGCTGTCACAGGTAAAATGTGTTCGGGGAAAACTACTCTTTGCAATTATTTATGTGAAATTGAACCTAGATTTCAAATATTTTCATTTGGTAAAAAAGTAAAAGATGTAGCTTCAGATCTTTTTAATATGGATCCTCAAATAAAAGATAGAACACTTTTAACGAGTATCGGTCAAAAAATGAGAGAAATAAACAAAGATGTATGGGTAAATTATGTAATTAATCAGTGTAAAGATGTAGAATATTGTTTAGTTGATGATTTAAGATATCAAAATGAATATGAAGCACTCGTTAAAAATGGTTTTAAAATTATTCAATTAAATATTTCCGATGAATTACAAGAATATAGAATTCGAAATATTTATCCAAATAATTACTTAAACCATCTTAATAATAGAAATCATCCTTCAGAATTAAACACGTTTCAATGGTTAAATGATAGTGATGGTAATCATCCTCATTTAAGTATAGATTCATCTGAAGATAGAGAAATTATAAAGAAAATAGTTAGAGAATTCATTGACGTTTAGATCTTCTTCTAGATTTAAGCTTTTTAGATTTACGCTTATGAGATTTCTTTTTAGATTTACGCTTTTTAGATTTAATACGACTACCCCTAACCTTTCTCCCGACTCCGCTATATCCCCCCCCCATAGCCCCACCACCTCCTTCCTCTTCCTCCCCAATATTCTCCAAAATTGGAGGTAATATTTTATCCAAAATTGGAGGTAATATTTCCTCCAAAATTGGAGGTAATATTTCATCAGTCGTTATAAGTTTTTTATTAGCCTCTGTAACCCTATCATATGCCAATTTAACCTCACTATCCACCTCCACCTTTTCCTGATCCACCTTCACCTTTTCCTTCTTCACCGCATTTAAATTAGTAATCGCATCTTCAAGATTCTTCCGCAGCGTAGTAATAAGCCCCCCCCCCTTTCAAAATATCGCTCGCCGTGAGATTCAATACAGACAACGCATCTTTATTCGCCTTTTTTAAATATTTATAAATTATCTCTTCTATTTGATACCTTTTTTTTAATTTAATGTATTCATCCTCTCCAAATATGCCCTTGAAAACCTCTTTCGCATAAGTGAAATTCGCCGAATTTTTCCTCATCCATGCTCTGTTCACTCGAATTTTTTGAAGTTCCTCAAATGGATTCATTTATATTATTCGTTTATAAAATAATTTTATTTAATCATAAATTTATTATGAATCCATCGCATCTCGTGCCTATTACAAAAACAAAGATACCCATAGATAAATGGTTATCTACTAAAGTTAAATATGAAGAAAATCTAACAGTTAAAGATATACTAGAAGATATGAATACTAAAACATATGAATGGATAGTCAATAAAGACGATTTATCATTAGTTACAGATTATGATTCATTTAAAAATGATTTTATATCTTTAATGTATGATTATAAAAATAAACGCAATTATGATAACTATCATATGAGTGAAATAGAAGAAGATTTATATGATTTAAAATATTTAGAAGATATTAATAGTTTATTTTTATCATTAAAAAAATTAGATGATTATTACAATACAAATATTATTCAGGGAGATTTTAATGAACTCTTTGAATACATAAAAATGAATACAACTATTCAAGAATTTAGTGATTCATCTGATGAAGAAAATGATGATTTATTAGAAATATAAATCTATATTATAGTATTAATATGATTAAACTAAGTGATTTTACAGATGGTATTCCCTTTTCTTTTATGAGAAAACAAAAAAACAAAAAGGCTAAAAAGACAAAGAAAAGAAGTCGGTCACCAAGTAGAAAAAGAAAAAATACACGTAGAACAAAGCGTAAACCTATTAAAGTTCCACCAAGAGGAGTTATTATTAGGAAAAAAGGTAAACTTTATAAGAGCGATGGAAAAAGATTAACTTTAATTGAATAGTTAAATCCTACGGTAAGTTTAAATCCTTCTATAAACTAATAAATAAGGTGAATATTTCATTAATTTATCATTGGTCACTCTTGATACATGACTATCATTATATTCATACCAGTGATCATCTAAATAGTTTCTACAAACAGCATAATAATGACCACCACCTAAACCGCCACTATGAATCGCCATACCGTTCAGTGAATATTTATTACTTTTATTTTTACTGTAATTTATATTATAATCTTTTAAATCCAGTGTTAAAGGATATTCTAAATATTTATCAATTTTTTGGTTCCTATTGTATCTTTTTAATAATATAAAGATAATATCTGAAGTTTTCCATAATCGCGTTTGTTTAAAGGGTCTTACATGATTCTTACAAGCATCGCATTGCCAAGTATTTTCACTATCTAATCTATATTTTTTCATATATTGTCTTAAACAACAATTTAATGAATGACTATCTTCGGGTATTTCTAATGATAATACTTGTATAGGATCATGATTTGTTGTATAATATTCACAATCGGTACAACTAGTAATTCCTAAAAGCTGTGAATAAAAATTTTCAACGATATATGAATAATCCTTTTCATAAAATCTTTGCCAAGTTTGATTACTCTTAAGATTTATTTTATCTGCTTCGTCTATAACTTTCGTATTAAAACTCATTTCAACCTTTCTACCGACCCCTTGATGTAATAAATCAAGAAACAATGTTAAAAACTCATCGATATCATTTTGATTGAAATTACTGAAATATAAATCTTTTTCTAAACATATTTTCTGAAAACGTCTTAAAAGATTAATGGGATTTATCATATTTTCATCATCATTTGACCACATACTTCTTTGGAATTGAAACCATTCATAAAGTAATGAATCTTTATTTGCTCTTTTACATTCATTAAAAAATTTTTCATTATTTGGATGAAATACTATCAGATGACTTAAACATTGTAATGCCGAATTCATATAACATGTATTTCCTAAATTAGCTAAACCTTTATTTCCAGCATAAATAGGTTTTTTATGATCGGACATAACTTTACTTTAAATATCTATGATTTTTTTAAATAAATAAATATACTTAAAATTATTTTATTTAAATCATTATAAAATGAGTGATACGGTTGATAACGTTTTGAATACTGTTGAAGAATCTGAACCGGCTGAAGATGTTGTTGTAAGCGAATCAACCTCTTTGGTTAATGAGGAAGAGACTTCAGTTGAGGAAGAAGCACCTGTCGCGAGTGAAACCGAAGAAGCGCCTGTTGCGAGTGAGGTAGAAGAAGCACCTGTTGCGAGTGAAACCGAAGAAACGCCTGTTGCGAGTGAAACGGAAGAAGCACCTGTTGCGAGTGAGGTAGAAGAAGCGCCTGTTGCGAGTGAGGTAGAAGAAGCGCCTGTTGCGAGTGAAACGGAAGAAGCGTCAGTTGAACCTGAAGTGGTACCAATTGAACAAGTCGTTTCAGATATCCGTGATATTTTATCGGAAGGACATGATGTTGTAGAAGATAATACATTTACAATTTCTAGTGTAGAAATAGCAGATATTATTAATGATCAAAACAAAAGTATTTACATTTTAGAATGTAATATTAATTATTATATAGAATGGATTAATGAAGAAATAGGTGTAGATGTATTTATAAATCGTCTAAATAATCTTAGTATAACTAATAATTCAACCAGTGAAAAAAATTTATCTAATATTAAATTTTTAGTAGATAAATTAATTAAAAATATAATTAAATTAGAGTGTATAAAAGATAATACAAAATGTAAAAATTTATATAATATTTTATTATCATATAATTCTATCGAAAGATTTGATATTAATGATATACATAATATTAATGATTGTTTAAAGAAAATTATATACTATTCACTTATACATTATTCATGGAAATTAAATAAAAAGGATAAATATAAGTATGTCAATATGATAAATTTTTAAATTATTTATTTTATAATTAATTTTATAATTTATTTTTTACAATTAGTTTAATTAGAATAAGCTAAGCCACCCATACCAGACATGATACGGAGGACGTTATAGTTGACAGCGTAAATATGTATATTAGTAGATTCTTCTGCCCCACCTGGTGTAGTATCAGATGATTCATTGCTTGTTGTTATAGCAGTTGTAACCTTCAGTTCTGCATTATCTATCCTTGAGAAATTACAAGTTCCAGAGGGTTGGTGCTCTTCTGGTTTTAGAGCAAATGAATATACTCCAATGCTGTCTTTTGATAATACGCCACCATACCCTGTATGATGTTGCCATATCTGTGTGCGCGTAAAATATCTAAAGTCTCTTTCTTTAAAACGATCATGTCCATTTAAATTTAATTGAAATTTTCCTGCTGTCATATCCATACCAGCAGCTAAGGTAGATGCATCTCCTTCAACGGTGTCAGCTAAAGTAGTTTCGTGTGTAGTAGTACTTAATTGCCAAACTAATTCTTTTACAGGGTGATTGAAATTTAATGATAAATTTTTTGTGTTATCCGTGGCTGTAATATAACTTTCATTTTGGTATTGTAGTTGTTCAATGAGATATTCGTGTGAAACTTGAGCAAATCTTCTTCTTTCATCCGTGTCTAAATATATATAATCCACCCATAAATCAAATGTGGGTTCTAAACCAGCGACGTCAGCCCCTGCCCCTACATCTCTAATTACAGATGCCTGGGTTTCAAAAGTCATCTTAATTTTGACTTCGTGGTATTGAAGAGCGATTAATGGGAGAGCAAGACCGGGATTGCGACAAAACCAAAATTGAAGTGGGATAAACATTGTCAAACCAGATGTAGCCATATCAATTCCATCCGCGCCAAAACCAGTACCAGTCATCTTTTGAAATAGTGTACTACCTGCTTTTTGACCTGGTAAATCATCAACACCACCTGAGCCGGTATCATGCTTTACTGCTGCACCAGTGGGGTTAAATTCGGTTAAATCAGACCATATTTGCATCCATCTTCCATAGTGTTTATCAATCTTTTGACCTCCAATTTCTAATTCAACATCTTTAATAATCGCATGTCCGTAATTATTACAAAAGTCTGTATCAGTGCCCGTATCAGTAGAAGTAATGCTGTGTTCCAAATACATTCTATGAACTAAATCACCATTCCTTGAAATAGTTGCCGAAACATTATTACCGAAACCAGTACTACCATTGAAGGTCTGCTTAATAGATTCCATAGAGAAGTTGGTGTGTCGTCTGTAGACAACCTTAAAGAAAGTAATCTGAGGGTTACCCGTGAGATAGATATCTTGAGCACCATAAGCTACAAGTTGCATTAATCCGCCTCCCATATTATTTTTATACCTTAATATAGAAAAAAATTTTAGATTAAATAAACTAATTAATTTATTTAATAAAAAAAAGAATAAAGTTTATAATTTATCTTAAAATGAGATAATAATTTTTAGAAATTTATTAAAGTTTAAAGGACTTTATATTAATTATTTAGTTACTGTAAGCCTAAGAACTTTAGTTCGAGTAGGCAAGACCACCCATACCAGACATGATACGGAGGACATTGTAGTTGACGGCATATACTACAAGAGATGTTGACCCCCCATCTTCTATTAATTGTGCATTATCAATCCTTGAGAAATTACAGGTTCCAGATGGTTGGTGTTCTTCTGGTTTAAGAGCAAATGAATAAACACCTATGGAATCAGATACTGTAGTACCACCATACCCTGTATGGTGTTGCCATATCTGAGTTCTTGTAAAATATCTGTAATCACGTTTAGCAAAACGGTCATGACCATTAAGTTTCAGGTAAAAATCATTTGTTCCAATAGCAACTGGCGTAGAAGCACCAGTTGCAACAACCGGCGTTCCGGTCCAGATTAATTCTTTAACGGGGTGGTTAAAATTAATGTCCATATTTCCACCACTCGCTTTGGATTCTTCTTGAACTTGCTCAATGAGATATTCATGCGAAACTTGAGCAAATCGTCTGCGTTCATCAGTATCGAGGTATATATAATCGCAGAATAAATCTACCTTAGTTGGTGCTGTATGAGTCGAAGCTGAGAATGTATTATATGTCAATATAACTTTAACTTCGTGGTATTGAAGGGCAATTAAGGGTAAAGCGAGACCGGGATTACGACAGAACCAAAACTGTAATGGGACCCAGATAAGTTGCCCTCCACCTCCACCGATGTCGGCACCTCCCCCCAAAGCCATCCGCTGAAATCTAGTTCCATCTGTTGCTCCCGACACGGTCTTGGCACCTGTTGGGTTGGGTTCCGTTAATTCTGACCATGTTTCCATCCATGCTCCGGTGTGTTTATCAATCTTCTGACCACCAATTTCAAGTTCAACATTATCGATTATCCCGTGACCATAGTTGTCATCTGTACCATCCGTCTGTAAACTTGGTGTAGTAACTTCTAAATACATTCTGTGAACTAAATCACCATTGCGTGAAACGGTGCAAGTCTGGCGAGAGGCTGAACCTAATGTCCCGTTCCACGTCTGCTCAATAGCTTCCATCGAGAAGTTAGTGTGTCTGCGGTAGACAACCTTGAAAAAGGTAATCTGCGGGTTACCCGTAAGGTAAATATCCTGAGCGCCATAAGCAACAAGCTGCATTAATCCACCTCCCATATTATTTTATACCTTACTATAGAAAAAAATTTTGGGGAAATTAAACTAATTAATTTTTCCGCTAAATTTAATTTTTAATGAATCTTAAATAATATTGATTTTTTATATTATTTTAAAAAAAGTTATCTTAGAAAATAGAGATAAAATATATTTATTTAGTATGAATACTTTAGTTAGAAATTTAATTTATACTTTAGTTAGAATACTTAGTTTATACTTTAGTTACTGTAAGCAAGACCACCCATACCAGACATGATACGGAGGACATTGTAGTTGACAGCATAGATGTTTTCATTATCGGTCGGAGCAGTGCCCCCTCCCGAGAAATTTAACTGGGCGTTGTCAATGCGAGAGAAGTTACAGGTTCCCGATGGCTGGTGCTCTTCGGGTTTGAGACCAAAGGAGTAGACATTGATCTTCTTGGTCAACTGCGATGTGCGTGCCTGAGCAGAATTGCCGTTGGTTACTGCAAAAACTCTTATTACGCCATCCACGTCAGCCGTAGCGCCTAAAACCAATGGGGACTCATCAGCAGTGGTAGGAGAAGTTATAGGAATTGTTGCTACATTTGCAGCGACAGTTGGTGTTGCCGTTACTGTTGCAAAAAATGTTAACCCAGCGGTAAAATTTGTAGTGCTGCTGCTAGCTGTTGTGGCAACTATTGCAAGTTGGTCACCCGCAACAACTGCTGTTGCTCCATCCCCTCTTGTTACAGGGCCTGTCAAAGATGCAATTTCCAATATTAAATTTGAACCGGTGAAATCAAAGTTGGTAGCAGAGGTGGCGTCGCCCGTTGCTACCTCTGTAAAGGCAGCGCTTAGTGAGTCGACATCCGAAGCTTCGCCTATTGTTTCAAATTGTGTCTGTCTATCTAAAGTAGTGAGTTGAGCAGAAGTGGGTAAATTCTGCTTAGGGACAGCAGTGTGGTAATCAAACGGTTGTCTGAGCTGGAAGTATTCAGATTCTTGAGCAGAGAAACGATCATGACCATTTAACTTAAGCTGAGCTTTTCTATATCCAGATGAAGCTTGGGAAGTCCAAATTAATTCCTTGACTGGGTGATTGAAGTTCAATTTTTTTGAATCAGTAGAATTGAAGGTTTCCTTCTGTATCTGTTCAATCAAGTATTCATGTGAAACCTGAGCGAAACGACGGCGTTCATCGGTATCAAGGTAGATGTAGTCGCACAATACTTTGATATTGGAATCAACACCTTGTGCCGCACCCGTCCCCCAAGTAAACTTAAGTTTAACTTCGTGGTACTGAAGAGCAATCAAAGGCAAAGCAAGTCCTGGATTACGACAGAACCAGAAGTTCAAAGGATACTGAGTCATTAATGGACCGGTACTATCGGGACTTCCAGCAGTCCCTATATCTCCTATCATAGATTTAAGACCGATAGCCTTGGATTCAGGTGTGCTTAATTCATTCCAAATCTGATTCCATTCTTCATAATGCTTATCAATCTTCTGACCACCAATTTCAAGTTCAACTTCCGAAACAATTTTGGAACCATTAGTTGCTGCTGCGGTGTTTGTAACATATACCTTGTATACTAAATCACCATTACGAGAAATAGTGACAGTTGAATTGCCACCATCACCGGGGGTCCCACTAATCGTCTGCTCAATAGCCTCCATAGAGAAGTTAGTGTGTCTGCGGTAGACAACCTTAAAGAAAGTAATCTGCGGGTTACCGGTTAAGTAAATATCCTGAGCGCCATAAGCAACAAGCTGCATTAATCCACCTCCCATATTATTTTATACCCTAGTTTAGAAAAAAATTTTAATGAATTAAAACACAATAAAATTTTTAAAAATTATTGAAAAATATTTATATTTCATGATGTTATTTTAAGCCCTAAATAAAAATGAAAATAATAAAACTATCATAATAGCCTCATAGAAAGTAATTGGTCTAAATTTACTCGTATCTCCACCAGTATTTTCTACTATTTTAGGCCACATCATATTATATGTTACTTGAACAATATAAGACCTTAATAGTAAGATAAGTATCACCATAATACTTAAATTTATGATATTTTCAAGTTTCGGTTCTTTTAAAACTTTTTGTAACTTTAATCCTCCTCCAATCATTTTTATATATTATTTTAGATAATTTATTTTAAAAACAGTTTCTCAGTTTCTTTACAATCCATTTCTAAATCTAATACTTGTTTCACAGGATTCATTATCTGATTTGTGATATAAAATTCATAATCTAAGACTAATTGTTTATCTTTAATATAATCTATATGTTCAATTCTATCACCTTGTAAAATAGTTATCTTTTTATATTTAGGTTGTGTTAAATCATCAACCATAAAGTTTTTATA